GAATATTATGTACCTAAGCTAACACCAATACATCAAGCACTTGAAGCTAAATGTGAATATTTAAAAGACAAATCAAGCTCTTTAACCCGCAGAGAAATCAATGAAATACGTGAATTTGAAAACCTAACAGAACACATTGAAGAATGTTACATCATGATGGCTCGTACTCCTGAATACATAAAAGATAATTTTGTATTGGTTTGGGATAAAGTTATGTTCCAATTTAAACGGTTGACAGGTGGATATTCATTCAATAGAATATTAAACCCAATGGCAGATAATATGTTGTTTATGTCTTCTACTATATTAAATAAAGACGGGTTTTGTGAAGACTTACAAATACCCAAAGAAGAAACAGCATTCTTATCTCTTGAATCTGAATTCGCTAAAGAGAACAGACCAACATATTATATGCCACGCATGAAAATGAATTATGGGTGGAATAAACCAGAGAACAAAAAAGCTCGGGCTGAAATGATAACGGATGTTAAGTTCTTACTTAATAACCACAAAGACGACAATGGCATATTACACACAGCAAACTTTCAGGTGGCTATTTGGTTAGCTGAAGAATTAAAGAACGAACATCACAAAATCTATCAGCACAACCCCGAGTCAGGTGATAGCAGAGATGCCGTTATTAATGCATTTTTAACTGATAGAACACCACGCATACTGATATCCCCATCATCAACCGAAGGACTAGATTTAAAAGGTGATTTAGGCAAGTTTGCAATATTTGTTAAAACACCTTATCCATATCTAGGTGATCAATGGATTAAACGAAGAATGGATATGTCATCTGAGTGGTATCAAAGACAAACATTGATTAATATCATTCAGGGTGGTGGTAGAATTGTCCGAACGGAAGAGGATGTTGGTGTTGTTTATATTATTGATGCTAGTTTCGGATACTTGTATAAAACTGCACATCATATGATTCCCAGATGGTGGAAAGACGCTTACACCATTGTTTAATAGGTGAAATTACCCATTAGTGTTCTTCTCGTAAATAGTATGTAATTAAATACAAACGAGGACGCTAATGGCAGCAAGAAAAAAGACGGTACCAATCCCAGTTACAGAACCTACGGTGCAACAAGCTTCACCTGAAGAAATGCAAAAAGAAATTGATGCATTAAAACAGAAGGTGGCAGATAAACCTGCACTGACAGATATCATACAACCTCCTATAGTTCCAGTCAATCCACTAATGGAAAAAATACGTATGCCTGGTCAGACGTATCAAATACCATCACAAGGAATATTTTATACAAATGGTGAAATAGCTTCTGATGTTACAAATGGTGAAGTTCATGTGTATCCAATGACTACCATTGATGAAATTGTTATTAGAACTCCAGACAAGTTGTTTAGTGGAGATGCTATCAGAGACGTATTCAAACGGTGTATTCCAGCAGTATTAAAACCGACAGAATTGTTCGCTAAGGATGTGGATTTTTTAATGGTTTGCTTACGACAAGTATCATACGGTGAAAATTTTGAAGTCATTCACACTCACGATTGCCCTGATGCTCAACCGCACGATTACACAATCAAGATGAATCAATTCATTAAAAACACCAAACAATTAGATCCTACTTCTATTAAAAGTAAATTTTCGGTAATATTAGATAATGGACAAATGGTAAACTTGCACCCAATACAATACAGAGACGTGTTATCACTAATGCAGGTATTTGAAGAAGAAATAACACCGACGAAGCAACAAGATCGTATGGTAACAACATTGACGGGAATTGTTAGTGATGTTGACGGAATAACAAACAAAGAATTCATTAAAGAGTGGTTAATTGGCATTCCGGTGTTGCTAGCGAAGCAATTATCAAAAGCAATTGATGCTACCACCGATTGGGGACCAGATTTTACGGTAAAAACAAAATGCCAGGATTGTGGTAAGCCTACTGAACTCAACGTGCCGATGAATCCAGTAAGTTTTTTTACCTAGTACTAAAATCTGGCGATCCTGATTTTTACAAGAGTGTTGTAGATAATATGACAACGGAAATTTCAGGAATTGTTAATTCAGTAGTGGAGTTGACGTGGTATATGAGAGGAGGACTACAATACCATGATGCTCTAAATCTTACGCCTGGTGAACGTGACATTATGAGAACGTTTTTGGATCGTAGGATGGAAAATATAAAAGATCACTCATTTCCAGTCTACTAGATTTTAGTACTTAACACACCTTGATCTTAATATGAATAGAGCTCTGATCAGAGCTCTATTACGATATAAAACCGTTGTATATTAACACCAACACACCAACACCAATAACTACAGATAAACCATCATTGTTACCAGATCGCGTTGAACTCAACACCAACAGTTTGCTAATAAAAGCACACGTGTGAAAAATAATAATCATTGCTACTAGTGGTATAAAAAGAGCAAACCACACATTCCAGTATTGTAACGTTCCCATTTGAAAAATAAACAACGACCATAGTGCAACGATAACCCAACCCCAAAACATTTTATATGACGCAAACTTAACATCTGTTGCATCATATCCACATATATTAACTGCCATAACGTTTAGTATGTGATTTAATATACCTATAAAAATAAGAGTGTATACATATATGCTGAAAATCCACCACATGGACTCTCGCCATCCCATCTGGTAGCATAGCACCAACAACAATGGAAAACCCAATGCTTCTATTATATACCACAAAATATTAAACCTAACAGAAGCTGCAATATCTTGGTATCCTTGTCCCTTTAACATCCCAAAACCAATTGTATACTTAATTACGTCAAACATGTATTTCTCCAGTTATCATTACTTGAAACGTATAGTATCACAAAACCGATTTAGGGTCAACTGGTTTTTATAATATTTAGCGGAATGACAACCAGACTAAATACAACACATAACATTTTGGGAAGATAAGCGATGGCATCAGAAATCAACGACGCGTTGCGCGCGATTAGTGATCTAGGGAAAGTTTTAAACAAAGCAGCCAAAGAATACAAGGAAACCATTACTGATGTTAGTACCTTGTATGATAACACTAAGAGAGGAGCGGACAAGCGAAATGCTCAACAACAAGAAGCCAATTACGAAGCTGTTAAAAAAACAACAGATGGTTTAGAGCGCTTATACAAAAAAACGAATGATTGGGTAGCGGAAACAGAGAAAAACACAAAAGCTAGCACTGCCACTACAAATGGATTAAAAGCGTACGCTAGATCATTAAAAATGAATAATCCGGAAGGGATGACGGATGAGCTTACAGAAGCTTTAGATAATATAGCAAGTGCAACAGATTTAACGACTGATGAAATTGAAGAATTTCAAGCTATCATAGCTAAAGCTATAGTTCAACAGAAAACTGTAGCTGGGGTTGAATTAAAAAAGATACAAAGAACAAAATTAGTAAACACTGCTTTTGATAATTTGCGTGAAAATACAATCGGTTTGGGCCGTAGCTTTGATCGTATCAAAGATGGTGCTATTGGGGTGTTTGACGATTTAGAACGAGCTCAAGCTCATCAAATTGGTAGATATGGTATTCTAGATCAGGGGATGGATTCCTTTTCAGCGCAAATGAGCATGTTACCTAAATCCTTTCAAGATTTAACCATTCAGCAAAAAACTTTGATGTTAGCAGCAGGTAAAGGATATTCAGATTTGGAGGGTGCTGTTGGACAAGCTGTACAATCCTTCACCAAGGTAAATGCAGAGAATAAAAATTTAGCTGAACAAGCGTATGCTCTAACATTAAACGAAGAAGAAGCGGCGAAATTAATGAGCACAACATTAGATGTGCTTTCTGGAGTTGGAGAAAAGTTATCATTTGATGAGTTGAACAGTGGTTCCAGTAAATTGTTTGATAATTTTAAAAAACTGGCCCAAATTTCTGGAAAATCCACAGTTGAAGTTGCTACTATGACTAAACAACTGTTGAGTTCTGAAGCCATGCGCACAAAAATAAACACACTTCGAACTAAAACAGAAAAGAGACAATTCATAGACAGAACCCTATCTGAAGCTGCTCGGTATAAACAGTTGGGTGTTTCAATGGAACAAGCTTTTAAAATGGTTGAAGCTAGAGCCAGCTTTTCAAAATCTGGAGCCATCACCAGATTAAAAAGTTCACAAGCGACAGCCCAAGTAATGAACATCTTGGGTATGGATCAAAAAGATGTTGATTTGATGAGCAGAAAAGGACATCTGTTAGATTCACAACGAACTGATGACGAAAATCAACGAATATCTGAGTTATTACCTGCTATAAAAACGGCTATGGATCAAGCTAGAGGTACAGATAAAGAAGTTCAAGTTGATGCTATGAAGCAATACATGGGACCTATGCTAACATCAATTGACAGCATGGCTGTCAATCAGGATCAAGCTAAAAAATTAACAGATGAACAAGTGAAAGCTGCACAATCCAAAGAAAAAACAAATTTGGGGGCAAATTCAAAACATTTGGCTAGTATGAAGGAGGTCGTAACAAAACAACTTCAACCATGGTTAAAACAACCTGAGGTTGCGTTGATTGGGGGACTTGGAGGCTTGTTAGCAAATGGGGCAACCTCGGTATTTGGAGGAGTTCTTGGTGGTATCGTAGGTAAATCCATATCGGGAACAATGGCTGGCACCCTAGGAAAATTGATACCTAAAATGGGGGGTGCGATGGGATTGCTAGTAAAAGCAGCACCACCTGCAATGGCTATTGCTGTTGGATTGGCAGTCGCAGAAGCAATGACACCCGTTGTAAAAAAGTGGGTGAATGAGGATTTGGGGTGGTCAGACTATGAAATTGGGGAATCAATTGCTCAAGGTTTAGCTTTCTTTGGAAATGACGCAGCAGAAGCAGCAGTAAAACAAAATCAAGCTACCATGGCGACTAATGATGCAGTCCAAACTTTGGCTACTAGCGCTGAAGCATTAATGAGAAAAGAAACTAGACGTAGAAAAAGAGCAGATGAAGAAAGCTTGGTAGGAAGCACGATAAAAAAAGCTGATGCTGATAGTACAACAGCGGCTCTATCTGCAACAGCAAGAACAGCACTGGTAGGAAATATAGGAAAAGGTCGAAATAGTTTAAACCAAATTGAAAAACAATTACCAAAATCTTTACAATATACGAGAATACCCGAACTGACTAACATGTCAAAAATCGGTGACACATCCGACGTTGAGTTGCAACAAAGACAAACATTGATAACTGAACAGTTGACGGTTCTACGTGCAATTTTAGAAGCTACTAAAGGAACAACACAGGCTGTAAGTAAAACAAATACTCTAGCCGTTGATTCGGAAAAGGTGAGAAATGAACAACTTGAACAAACAAGAAGTGACATACAAGAAGGAAGTAAATGGGCAAGTTTGAGCGTTATGTAAAGAACCATCAGTATTACTCATCATAAATATAGCAATAATAACAAATAAGAGAATTCATATAACATGGCAGAAGCAGCAAAATGGTCTGGATACTTTAAAGTAGTATCACCTCAACATGCTACCGTTAAAATGACTGATAGTCAGGAAATGGCAGATGCAGGGGCGTATAATAACTATACGTGGTATCAAAGACTTATACAGGGATCAGCATCAAGAATGACACGGTATCGTGAATATGAATTGATGGACAACGACATTGAGGTTTCACGAGCTCTTGATACAATTGCTGAAGAAATGACAGGCAATGCTCCAAAATCAAAAGACCCACTGATATTAGATATATTATCTGAAGATGAAGATAACGTTGACAGTACTGCAGTGTTAACCATAAAAGCAGCATTACGTAGATGGGGACAAATTCACAAGTTTCAAAATCGTTTGTATCGTATTGCTAGACTCACAGTCAAATATGGTGATGTCTTTTTTCGTAAACAAAAAACAACATATGATAGTTGGTTATTTCTTCACCCAAACAATGTGGTAGCTGCAATTGTTGATATTGATGACGCTACAAAAATTGTAGCCTGGCAAATTAAAGTTGATAATTTGAAACCTAGAACTGGTGGTTACGGATTGCCAATGGGTTCAAAAGAAACTACTCAACACGAAACAGAAATCATATCAGCAAAAGAAATTGTTCGTTTTTCATTGAATGATGATATGTCTGATACACAACCATTTGGTGAATCTGTTTTACGACCAGTTTATCGTTCACACAAACAAAAAGAATTATTAGAAGACGCTATTATTATATACCGTGTTCAACGTGCTCCAGAAAGACGGGTTTTCTATATAGATGTTGGTAAAATGCCTCCACAACGTGTTAAAACATATCTCGAAGGCATTAAAAACGAAATTAAACAAAAGAAAGTTCCTACCCAAAATGGGGGCCAATCCGAAATTGATTCTGTATATAATCCACAATCAATGAGTGAAGATTTCTTCTTTGCATCTCGTCCTGATGGTAGAGGTTCACGTGTTGAAACGTTGCCTGGTGGCCAGGGTCTTGGAGAATTATCGGATTTGGAATATTTCCAACGTAAAGTTTGGAGAGGATTAAAAGTTCCAACATCTTATATGATTGAACAACAAGAAGGTGGACAAATTTGGAATGATGGTAAAGTTGGTATAGCATACATACAAGAACTACGATTTTCATTATATATTGAACGGTTACAAGGATATTTAGAAGAAACTCTTGATGCTGAATTTAAAATGTTTTTACGC